ATTCGACGCCCGCCTTGGAAACTACATGACGCAAGACGGCATGCAGGCGTACATTGATTACTTGAGATCGATCATGCGTTCGGGCCGTGCAGGGGTCCAGTAATGGGGATACGAGACGATATTGTCAGAAACGCTACGAGGGGGCTACTGCCCCGCGTGACAGGCGCGCCTTCAGGATTGCCTCCTCTGCCCCCCGCTCCTCCCGGTATTAATGCCACGGGTCGAGTTCCGGGTGCGGACCCCAACTTCGGGCCTACGGGGCGTATTTCGACACGCCAGCCGTCAGGACCAAACGCGGACGCTGACCCCCTTACCGGGCGTCTTACTATTGGTCAGGCTGATATAGATCGCGGCGGTACTCTCCAGAAAAACATGGAGTTTATTGCTAACCAGCCGGGATATGAGTGGCTACGAGACTTGCCTGCGGATGAGGCTGCCACGCTGTATAACGACTTCCAGCGTGAAAACATTAGCTTCGTGATGGACCGCCTGCCGTCTGAATTTCAAGATCGGGCGAAGCTGTGGTACACTGGGGCAAACAGGTTTTCTGACGAGGTAGCGCAGAGGTATGGATTACCTAGATCTTCGATGTCTGGCGTCATCGCTGCCCTGTCACCTCAGATGGATTGGTTCAAAAATGCTTCACTGGCAGAGCGTGTCGCGGACGCCGCGATAGCGAATAGAAACCATCCTTGGACTGCTGAGATGACGGCTGTGGCGGAGCGGTATCCGTCTTTCGTAAATGGCCGCAGGGGTCGTAACGCAGAGATATGGTCTCAGATCCAAGGAAAGTCATACGCCGATCTTGAGACGATTGAGCAGAAGGCCATGTGGGTCCGAGCGTTTGATGAGGCTATGAACCCTAAGACGTACCGGTCCCTGACGCCTGAAGGCGACCTCGGTAATTTTGTCTTAAAGCAAGACGGTCAACCAGCAGCCATTTCGTGGGGCGGTTTCGGGGATATTGAAAAAGCGATTACGTCTTTGGAAAGCGGAGGCGACTTCGGTGTTATATCTAACGCGATGGGTGGGCAGCATAAAGTCCGTAACTTCTTTAACAATATTGAAGTCCCCTTCAGTGACATGGGCGACATCACAGTAGATACGCACGCCATCGCGGTAGGAAACATGCGCCCTCTCGCGGGGAGCGATCCCCTGACCATACAAGGTCTGGGGGGTATGTTTAAAAGCACACCTACGGGTTCGATGGGTAATTACGGCCAGCAGGCGGATAATTATCGTGCTGTGGCTGCTGACCGAGGGCTTCTTCCGAGGGAGACGCAATCGATTACGTGGGAGGGCATACGCGGCCTGTTTACCAACAAATCCGCGCAGACAAAGCGCAATGTTGAAGGTATCTGGCAGGCGCACTCTAGGGGTGAACTGACACAGCAGCAGGCTCTGGATATGATCGAAGAGCAGGCAGGCGGTTTCAGTATGCCAAACTGGCTTTCAGAGCCTGACCCCAGACGGAGCATCGCCACAGGAGGTCGAACGATGTTTGGCCTCGGCGTAGGCGGCGGTTTGTTGGCACCCCAAGAGCAAGAAAGATCCCCCAGAAGAGGTCTGTTAGATGGCTTCTGACTTGCACCCTCGCATCCGAGCTAGGATGGAGGGCAGGTACAACGCCCTGCACCGCGCGTACACAGATACCGGCACTCTGTCTCCAGAAGCGTGGTCGGAGATGTCGTCTATCTACGAGCGGCTTTTGCCTACTATGGAGGCGGAGGCGGCGCAGTATGAGGCTGAGACCCAGCCTGCCATACGTGCGTACACTCCGACCACTCAGGAGGCGGTGGCGGGCTATATCGGGGACCGTCTGTCTGGCGTCCTGCCGAACTCGTCTTACCGCGTAGGTCACCGCGTCTCTAACTTACTGGATCTCCTCCCCGGCACGGGTACGCTCATGGCTGGAGATCAGGCACGGAGGGACTACAACGAAGGCAGCTACGGATCTGCCGCCCTGAACGCGGGTTTCGCGGCGCTAGACGCTCTGCCCTTTGTCGGGGCTGCTGCCAGAGCCATACCGTCTGATGCGATATATGCAGGACGATCACTGTTAGAGGGAGACCCTAGAGGGCTGCTTGAGGCAGTTTCGCCCACCCGTCCTCGTCAGAGCCTAAGCGCCATGAGGGCAGATAACCCCGGCGGTCGGCGGCTTGAGGGTAAAACCCCAGCCCAAGAGATTGCGCGTCTTCTGCGTGAGGGCCGCGCGTCAGAGGTGTCGGATGACCTGTACGCAGCCGCAGACCCGCAGGAACTGCACAGGCTCTATGAGACCGGAGCCACGGGCGCAGATATGCCTATGGATACGACGAGCCGGATGGCAAGGGCGGAAGAAGCGGGTTTTGATGCGGATACGCCGCTTTATCACGGGGGCGACGGGTTCGGGCTTGATGTGAATTTTAAGTATCCTGCACCCGTCTACGTAGCGGATGAGACTTTTGGAGCGAGCGAATATGCGTTAGACCGGGGCGGCGATGACGCACAAGTTGCCCCCTTGGTCGCGCGTATGGGTAAAATCGCAGACGGCGACGAAGTTCTGCGCGTGTGGGAAGACGTATCAGGAAGGTCGCGCGATGGGCTGGATTATCAGTTTGGCTGGGTGCCGTTAAATGACACTTATTCGGACCACACTTCGCAAGTTCACCAAGGTTTATTAGATCGGGGTTATGACACCGCTTACTTCGATGACGATTTTACGCCAGACGGCGAGGTTATTGAAAGTTACGCGCTGTTAAACCCAGTATCCAACATCCGCAGTCGCTTCGCCCGCTTTGACCCCCGCCTGTCCCACCTTCGCAACCTGTCCTCAGGCGTGGCGGGCGCTGGCGCGGTGGGCCTTGGTCTTCTATCCCAACAACCAAGCCAATCAGAAGTTGAGCAATATCTGGCCGAAAGGGGCCTGCTACAATGAGCCTGACGACGTACACTGAACTGAAAGCCGCCGTTGCCGACTGGCTCCTGCGGGACGATCTGACGTCGGTAATCCCGAGCTTCATATCGCTCGCGGAGGCGGACATGAACCGGACCTTGCGTCACTGGCGCATGGAGGCTTCTGTGTTTGCCTCCCTGTCCGACCAGTTCTCACCCCTTCCGGCTGACTTCATTGAAGTGGCGCGGGTCACGGGGCCGAACTCAGAGCGCATCGAATTAGCTAGCCGGGGAGACATGCAGGACATGCGGAGCCGTTCCAGTGACACTTCTGGAACTCCGACCAGCTACGCCCTGACCAGCGGAAAGCTGGAGCTTTACCCCACGCCGTCTGCCAGTATGCAGATCACGTTGGAGTATGTAGCCCGGCCCCCGGCACTGTCGGACAGCAACGCCACGAACTGGGTGATGACCTACCACCCAGACATCTACCTTTACGGCACCCTGATGCAGTCCGCTCCATACCTGAAGGACGACGAGCGCGTATCGATCTGGGGCGGAATGTACCAGAAGGCCCTGCAGGAAGCGAACACAGCGAGCCAGCAGGCGCGTTTTGCCGGGACTAACCCGCGCGTAAAAATTAGGAGCTACTGATGGCTGTATTTTCTTATTCTCTGCCCACAATCGGTGGATCTGAGGACACGTGGGGAACGGCCCTGAACGGGAACTGGACTGCTCTAGGGACATTCCTTGGCAGTCTGGACAGCACCGAACTGGCCGTTCTGGACGGCATTACGGCGTCCACGGCAGAACTCAACACACTGACGGGCATCACCGCCACCGTGACGGAGTTGAATTACACAGCCGGTGTCACCAGTGCGATCCAGACACAGCTCGACGCGAAAGAGGCTGCAGACGCTGAGATCCTCAAGGCGGACACCGACGACAACCTGACTGCCGGATACACCGCGACCGCAGCCGACGACGGCACGAAGTCCAGCGGCACATACACCCCGGCCCCTGCGGCCGGGAACCTGAAGCGGATCGTGAACGGCGGGGCGTTTACGCTCGCCGCGCCGACCGCGTCAGGCGACTACACCATCATCGTCCAAGTGACCAACAATGCCTCTGCGGGGGCGATCTCTACCTCTGGCTTCTCCAAGACGACGGGGACAGGGAACCTGACCACTACAGACGGCGACGATTTCTTCGCCTACATCACCAAGATCAACGGCTTCACGTCTCTGCTGATTGAGGCGCTTCAGTGACCTTTCCCTTTCCGATCTTCTCGGCGGCGTCACGCGTATCTGCCGCCGACATCTTCACCGCGATGGCGGCGAATGCGGGGTCGTATGCGTCGTCGCACCCCAGCAACTATTCCGGCGGCATGTACACCTTTAGTGACACGCAGACCTTTGATAATTCGCCGGAACAACCCACCGGCACCGACGTGTTCCGAAACGGGGATACGAGCGACAGTACATTCACTGCGGGCGCGCAAGCGGAGAGCCTTGGCCTGCCCGTCACCTCGGCTCTCGCGTGGCAGTCATCAAACACCGACGATGCTGCGCAAGACCCTAAGATCAACGGTGCCGCCGCCACAGCGGTCAACGCCTTCATGTATCAAACGTCGTCCACGTCGGATAACGGAAAGACCTACCGATCCTCATACCGGGTGTTTAAGGCTACGACACCACTGACGGCAAGCACGACGACTGCGAGCGTGGACTTTCAGGGCGGAAGCTCCGCCACACAACTCAACAACAAAGGCGGAATAATTCTCTTGCCGGGGAGTTGGGAGGCCGACTCGAGAAGCTCCGTGTTCGGCGCGACGGGAACCCTAACTATCCCCGGAGGAATGTTGGCGTTGGTCCTTATACAAGGCAACCCAAACACCTACGCAGACCTGCTCAATTTTGGAACGAACGCCAGCCTTACCTTTCTTCTGCACTACAACACTTGGTGGTATGATAATGTCCAAGTAGCGGTCATTGGGAACCTAACGGGGACCGACCAAGACATAACGTACTCTCTGGGCGCGGACAGGATTATCCTACCAAAAGCAGCATTCTTTAAGCTCGCGGGAGACTGACATGCTTGTCGAACTAAAACCGCCCCCCGGAGTGTTCTCTACCGGCACAGACCTAGAGAGCGAGGGACGGTGGCACGACGCGAGCCTCGTGCGCTGGAGAGACGGCAGCCTGCGCCCGGTCGGCGGGTGGGTCAGCCGGTTTGGGTCTGCGTCTTACGCCGCGCCCCCCAGAGGCATGCTTGCGTGGGAGGCTCTGGACGGAACCCGGTGGCTGGTGGCAGGTACGTACAACAAGCTGTACGCCACGACAGCCTCTGGGACGACGTCTGATATAACGCCCTCCGGCTTTTCTTCTGGAACGGAAGACGCGACTGTCAACACCGGCTACGGCGGCGGCCTTTACGGAACTGGCTTCTACGGACAGGCCCGGCAAGACGTCGGGAACTACGGAGAGGCCGCTACGTGGTCGCTCGACACGTGGGGCCAGTATCTTGTCGCCTGCTCGCAGTCGGACGGGAAGATCTACGAGTGGCAACTGAATGCGTCTACTGCCGCGCAGCAGATCGCAAACTCCCCCTCTAACTGCCTCGGCCTCGTCGTTACAGAAGACCGGTTCATCTTTGCGCTAGGCGCGAACGGAGACCCTCGAAAGATCGCGTGGTGCGACTTTGAGGACAACACCCTGTGGGCTGCCGCTTCCACTAATCAGGCGGGAGACACTACGCTCCAGACCAGCGGCCAGATCATGACGGGCATCCGCACGCAGGGCCAGACGCTTATCTTGACAGACCAAGACGCTCACCGGTCTACGTATATCGGCGCTCCCTTCATTCATCAGTTCGAGCGCGTCGGCTCCGCATGCGGGACTGTATCCAGAAAGGCCGTAGCAGATACCCCTGCCGGAGTATTCTGGATGGGCCAGAGAGGGTTCTTCAATTACGCGGGTGCGACTGTTCAAGAGGTTCCGTGTGCAGTCAGCGACCGCGTCTTTGAAGACGTAAACACGGCCCAGATCAGTAAGTCGTGGGCCGTGTCAAACGGCCAGTTCGGGGAGGTGTGGTTCTTCTACCCAAGCTCCTCCAGCACAGAGATCGACCGGTACGTCGTCTACGACTACAAGGAAAACCACTGGACCATAGGTTCACTGGACCGCACTTCCGGCGTAGACCGGGGCGTGTTCTCCAAGCCCCTGTGGGCGTCTTCCGCCGGAGAGGTCTACGATCATGAGACGGGCTACAACCACGGGTCTCAAGAAGTGTTTGCAGAGAGTGGACCCTTCAAGATAGGGGCCGGTGACAAGCTCGCTGTCGTCACAGATCTAATTCCAGACGAGCTGAACCTCGGCGACGTGACAACGTCTTTTAAGACCCGTCTGTACCCTAACTCCACGGAGACGACGCACGGCCCCTACAGTCACACGGAGCCTACCAGTGTACGCTTTCAAGGCAGGCAGATACGAATGCGCGTCTCGGGTGCTGTAAACGCGGCGTGGCGGGTGGGTAAGTACCGCTTTGAAGTCAAGCCCGGTAGCCGTCGATGAGCGTAGGTCTCCCGCCCCCATTTGGCCCGGACTGGAGACCTACGC